TATAAACACATGGTAAACTATTCAAAAAAGATAGCACAAGCATTAACAATAATTCGCAAATATTACGGCGCTATAAATGTACAGCGTACCGATAATGAAGATGTTGTTTATCTATTCGACTATACAACACAAAAGAAAACAATAGGCAGCGAAAGCATTAACAAGGCTGTCGAAAAGGCTGTAAAGCAAAATGATTTTCCAAAGGATATTTATTATTCAGAGGGTTTATTATCTGTAATTCAAAAACAAGAAAATGTACAACAATACGAACAAGCCGAAACCATCGAAACCGATGAAGCCGCTGAAGCCGAAGAAATAACCGAAACTGAAAAGCCAAAAAAACGCGGTCGTAAAAAACAAACAGAATTAGATGCTGAATCTTAATACACCTACTTGCTTAGAAAACTACATAATTAGTCTTAACGGCTGTTATGCGCCTAACACGGTACCAACCAGCGGATATTATTTAGAAAACTTAGAAGGTTTAACTATAAATAATGTCGCGGCTGTTAGTTCTGAAGCGCTTATTTCTGCTACGTTGACCGTACAGGAAAAAATGTATTTTGCTGCTGATGTGGTCGAAAAACGTTTGAAGGCTGTTCTAAATGCGCGTGGTATAAAATTAAATAGCATCGGTTCTAAATATGCTGTTTGCGGCGTTTCAAATGTAGTTGATATGCCCGTAGCATTTAACCGTGGCATCAAGATTTCAAAGAAGTGGATAGATAGCCCACAAAGTAGAATATTTATTGATTCAGTCAAATTTAAAGCAACTAACAACGGCAATACAACAATTTACGTAACTGATTATGCAGGCAACATATTATTTAGTCAGGCTGTTACTGTTTTTGCAGATACAGAAATGCACATATTTGTTAAAAAATACTTTAAAGAAGACCTATTATTAGTAACAATTGACACTACTAATATAGCGCCTTATCTGTACACTTGCAATGCCGCGACAAACTGCAAGCCATGCGGCGATACTGTTTTAGATGTTACGGGATGGAATGGCATAGCAGCACAGTCACAAGGCTATTTAGGCGCGTGTGTGCGTGTTGATTGTGTTGATACTGATATAATTTGTCAATTTTTAGACCGTTTAGGCATGGCAATTTTGTACCAAACAGGCGTGCAAATTTTAAAAGAATGGGTATCACCTAACAACCGTTTAAACCTAATTAAAACACACGGTAACGAATGGGCAAATATTAAGATAACAGAATGGGAGAATGCAAGCATCGAAGCCTTAGATAATGAAATTGATAATATTATTCAGTTACTTGAAGCTGACCGATTCTGCTACAAATGTGAACCAAGATTAAGAATGTACCCTATGTTCCCCGGATAATGACTATAACCGAACGCTTAGAAATACTATCACAAGTTGTAAACGATGACAACACGGCGCGTAGAATTTCGCAGGCGGCCGCGTTTCAAGTTATAGCTGAGTATAAGCAAAGGATATTTTTTTTAGGATTAGATAGTTCAGGTAGTCAGATAGGAACTTATAGTGTTAACCCGTTTTATATAAACCCATTAAGGCTTACAACTGTTTCAGCAGGCGGCATAAAACCCGAAGGTAAAAACGGTCAAAGTGTTTTTAAAAATGGCAATCCGCACAAAACAAAGTATTTGACACAAGGTTATAAAGAACTTAGAGATTTAACAGGTAGGCAATCGGGCACGGTGGATTTAAATTTTAGCGGTTCATTATTTCAGAGTATTAAAGTAACTGAAAGCGGATTGAATAGCGCCATTACTTATACGAATGATGAAATGGCAAATATAATGGAATTTAACGAAGATAGGTTTAGCAAAGACATTTCAACCGTATCAGATACAGAACGCGAATTAGGCGAAACGGCGGGGCGAAATGAACTATTAGCAATTTTAGAAGAAATAGATTTACTATAATGTACGTAACACAAAACATAATAACCGAACTAATCAAACAGATTGATACTGCAATGGCAGCCGTAAATGTAAACGTTCACGGTAATGGCATAGCTGTAAAAGATACTGCAGGGCAGGTTGTTACTTTGAATGTTACGCAAAACGGCACACGAAACTATGTTGGCATCTCAGACGCCCAGAGAACGGGCTATTATATCCGTACTAATGGTATTGTTTCGGAAACAAGAAAAGCCGCGAATACTAAGCGCGGAAGTTGTGGTATCGAATTGGATGTGCGTGTTCCACTTAAATTAGTTTTTTGGCATCAATGCGCTGACCCTCGTTTATTATTAGATAGCGTTAAATTTGCGCTTTACGGTGCTAACTTTAAAGGCGTACAATGGCAATACGCAATAGTTAACCCGCGTTTGTTCCCTGTAAGTAATGAGATACTACCGTGGACCGTTTACGCTGCTGAAACAGGCAAAGACCCGAAAACGCTTTTAAGCCTAATGCAGATAGTTAGCATAGATTTTGAATTACGATATGATTTTAGCCTTACAGAAAAATGTAAGCCGTTCACGATATGTTAAGATTTACTATGCCGCCAAATTTCGCTACCTTGGGGCAATTAGTAGGGGGTTGGAATCAATACCCCCTTTTTTAGAAAAAATTAAACTTTGTATATATGTCTTGTTGTAATTGTTGTGAAAATACCTTAAATTTAGGCTGCCTTAACAGTTGTGATGCTGTATTTGATACAGGTATTGTGGCAGATGCAATAACAGAAGGTAGATGGTATTTAATATTAACATTTGGTTCTATTTCTATTACATATTTTATAGATGTAAAAGATGGTGATGCTATTATTTTTGATATGCCAAACTTAAACGAAAACTACACATACACAGGTCAAATAATAGGTCACGATGGCGAAATTGTAAATATTGAAGTTGATGGCATTGAATACGATTGTATTGAATTTAGTACTAAAGTAGGATTATATAATAATCAAATAAACTTATAACAAATGATTGACATAGTAAAACTCGCAAATGGTAATGTCGCTATTTATGATTCAACATCGGGCGATTTTATAAACAGTTTAAGCCCTGATATCGTAGAAATTGAATGTAACGTTAACGGTTCTGTTAAGATAGTTCAAGATAACGGCAGCGTTGAATACATAGACCCAGCAACAGTTCAAAATACTGAAGTAGTACCAGCTGCTGCAATACCTTTTACGGGTGATTGTGCAGACTTAGCCCAATTGTTAAGTACTGATTTTTTTTTTGTAGTTAGTGGTGGCGGTGGTTCATCTGATTTAGCTACTGTTTTAGGTATAGGTAATAGTGCAGGCGCTTTTAATATTGACTTAAATAATAATGATTTACTTAATACTGATAAGATTGATTTTAACCTTGCGACAACCGACACGGCGGGCATAGGTGAATTAGTTTGGAATGACACTTTAGGAACTTTAAATTTAGGTCTTAAAGGCGGTAACGTAATTTCAAATTTAGGGCAGCATTTACACGCAAGAGTAGTAAATAAAACAACTCCTTTAGTAGCACTCACAAAGGCAGGCTATGAAGTTGTAATTGTTTCGGGTGCTGCTGGTCAAAGACTTGCCGTTAAGTTGGCTAAAGCTGATAATGATGCAAACAGCGCGGGAACTTTGGGTATTGTTGCTGAAAATATAGCAGGCAATCAGGAAGGCTTTATTTGCTCAGTTGGTCAAGTTACAAATATCAATACAACTGGTTCATTGCAGGGCGAAACGTGGGCAGATGGTGATTCGCTTTATCTTAGTGGCACTACTTTTGGAGCGATAACAAACGTAAAACCATCGGCACCTATCCACGAAGTTAGGATTGGATATGTGGAATATGCACACGCTGTAAATGGCAAAATATACGTTAAAATTGATAACGGATATGAAATTTCGGAGCTTCACGATGTGGCAATAAACACGGGCACACTTGCAAATAATGATGTACTAACTTATGAAAGTTCTACTCAATTATGGAAAAATAAACCATTTACAAATGCTGAAGGGTGGAGCGTAATTGTAAAAAGTTCAAATCAAGATGTGACAAATAATGCAACTTTACAAGATGATACAGAATTGCAGTTTAGCGTTGTTGCAGGCGGTCAGTATATGATTGAATTAGATGCTGTAATTGCTTCAAATAGTACAGTTGCCGATTATAAAAGTGCATTTGCAGTTTCTGCTGGAACTATGAAAGGACAAGGTATTGTAGTAAATAATAGTACTGGTAGTGTAGCAGGAGTTTCAAATATTACAGCAGGAGCTGCATCAGTTACAAATTCAATAGGCTCAGGAACTTCAGTAAATGATTTAGACTATCTTCTTAGTATTAAAACAATTTACTCTTTTACTGCTTCATCAAACGCTATATTTAAATTTCAATTTGCACAAAATACGGCTACTGCAGCAACAACGGCACGCACTTTTAAAGGTTCAATTTTAAAATATAAAAAAATAAACTAATAATGGCATTATTACTCACAAAAAACACGACTCCAATTAACGTACAAGGAACTGACATTGAGCTTGCCTCTGTCTATGTACGTATTATTTTTACTTGTCAAATTGATGGCTCGCTAACTATTACCTACAAAACATATCTTAACTATGATGCGTTTTTGGCAGGCAAAGAGATTGCAACAGATATACAAAATATGACTTATAACTTTGTGATTTTGGAAACAGAAACGCAATCTTTAGAAGTTGCTTTGCTTTATATGCAGCAAGTATTTGTAGATTTAGGTTATAATGCAACTATTGTCTAATGCTATCACTTATAACACTATCAATATTTGCAGCCTGCATAATTAAGTTTTTGCATTATTGCATCGGTTCGCCTGTGCAGGGCGAATATTATACAGGGCGTATATTTTCAGCTTACGGCAAGTTTATTTCTAAACTGTACTTAGACTTTGAATCAAAAGAAAAAAGCCGTGTGTGGGCAAATTATAACGCTTGGAAGCAAAAACGCGATAAGGAATTAAACGAGCAATTGCAAAACAAAACAGCTAATGAAGCTGATGCTATTTATAAAGAATATTTGCAGCAAATTCAACACGTTTATAATGATGTTGAAAACAATATGAAAAATAACCCTTGGTCAATGCTTGGCGTCTGCCCTATCTGTTTTGGTACATGGGTTTCATTATTTACATTTACATTCTTTGTTATATTTGTTCCCCTGCCGTGGTGGTTTATCTTCATAGGTACGCCTACCGCGGTTATTATTTCACGTTATATTAAAATCTCATAATGGATTCCCTAACTATTACCGCCGATTCGCTAAATTATTTTGCACAGATTTTGCCCGAAATTAAACAGCAGCTAAACATTTTAAAGCCGCTTATTATTTGCCTTAGTTTTTTACTATTAGTTGATTTTATGACAGGTGTTCGTAAAGCTAAAGCAAAAGGCGAAAAAATTATATCAGGCGGTTTTAGAAGAACCATTAACAAAATGAATGATTATTGTTTAGCGATTATTGCCAGTCAGGTTTTTACGTGGTCACTTGACCTTGAATTTACATTATCCTATTACGTGGCTTTATTCGTTTGCGGTATTGAATTAAAATCTGTTTATGAAAACGTATCACAAACAACAGGCGTTAATATAGTTGGTTATATAAAAGGCTTTATACCTAATCCGATGGATATACTCAAGAAACCTAACACAGACAAATAATACTTTGCTCTTTTCGTTGTTTTCATGTGTGGCCGCTGTCTTTTTTGGCAGCGGTTTTTCATTTTTTGACTATAAGTATTTGGTGCGTTTCGAACTTAATTAACGCGGCAACTTGAACTATTTTATTAAACTTAAAATATTCATCAGCATCAAATTCTTTGTCATCTAATACAACCGTGTTTCTATCCCATAACGCAAATTCGCAATGTAGCCTAAATCGGTCTGACATAACGGAACTAAATAAAAATAACGGTATGTAATCGCTGGTTTTCGGTAACTGCCTTATTAGGTCAAAATTAACGCATTTGTGATGGTTGCAATAAACAGCCCACACAGATAAATCATTAGGTATCATGCGCTGAATATCACCCATACCAACGCCTAATTTACGGTCGTAAAATTCTGTTAAATCCTGATTAGGAAACAACTTATTCACCGCCTTCGCTACGCAGTTCATTTTGTGATTTATTATAAGCTAAAAATAATAATTTTTTGCACTCGATTAAATACCATTCTTGCTGTGATTCGGGCAAAGTAGAAGCCATTGCTATTAGTTCAGCAATAACGGCTACATTGTCATAAGTGCTTTCATTTAGTAAATCGCGTTCAGTTGGCGTTGCAGCCTTTTCGAAATTATTTATAAATAGGTTTATGGCCGTGCGCAAATCTAAAAACCGCTTTTTCATTTCGAACTTTAGCTTATTAGGTTCGAACTGAGCAATAGCATATTTTGCCGTGCTAAGTGCGCCTAATAATAACCAAATGTTTTGTGTCAGTTCATTAACGCGCTGTTCGCCTACTTTAGCAATTAGCGCGGCTTTTTTTTCTTCATTCGTCATGTCCTTTAAGTTTGTTTTGAAGTTCTTCAATTTTGTGTGTATAAATGTCAATTCTTAATTCTAATTCTTCATCGTATGGCTGTTCATCCTGAATCCAAAGCATAGCATCTAAATAGCCTTTTTTGTATTCAAGTATCTTTTTTAGCCTTTGTTGTTCTGTACGTGTCATAGGTTTTCTTTAGCTTCTAATAACTTACTATAAACTTCGGCGGCTGCTTTATAACCGCGTTAAAATTCTGTTTTTGATTCTTTGCGTAACCGTTCGCAATATAAAACAGCATCCATCAATTCTTCTTGAATATGATTTAACCAGTCTTTGTAGTTTAAATCGGTTCTATCAAGTGTTTTACCGTATTTGCTTATGCCAACTTCACTACGTTGTTTAAACTTCTCTATAACCGATTCTACTATACTATCAGTAAGTTTTTCCATGTTTGTAAGGTCTTGAAGCATTGTATTGTAATTTAGCGTTTATATGAAAATCTAAATCAATATTAAACTTATGGCTAAAATCTAAAAGCCTTATAATTGCATCGGCTATTTCATCCTGTACGGTGTCTTTGATATTCTCTTTAAAACGTTCGGTCGTGCTGATATTTTTGTATTGCAAAATATCTTGTTCAGTTGCCCACTTTTGTGCCCGGTCAGCTTCTATTGCTTCGGCCAATTCGCAAACCGTTAGCATTACGACTTCAGTTAATTTGCGTTCATCTTCCCAAAAACCGCGCGCGGCGTTACCTTCGTGTATTTCTTTTGCTAATTCGTTAAACATGTATTATATAAATTTAATTAAATCTTCAAAATCGGGAACTCTAATATATTTTTTCTTTTCAATGCTATTCATAATTCGAACGCGAGAAATGCCAAAGTATAAACATGCTGAATCTACCGACATAAAGTTAATAAATGTATCATTGGCAAATACCGCTTTAACATGTCGGTTTTGTTTTGGTATTTTGCCTAACTGTTCTTTAACCGCGTTTCTATCTTGAATGTATTTATAAACAGATTCAGCAGTTACTAAGCATTCTGTTTTAATATTGCCTAAACTTATAAAATAGTCAAAGTGTTTAACAAATATTTCATCGGGCGTTGCTTCAACTAAAAAACCAGCGTTTATAAGTTGCCTAATCCGAACTAAATGATAGTTTGAATTTTTAGCGCCTTGGGGCTTTATTAGCTGCATCGCTTGTTCGAATGTTAAATACATATCTTATTTTTAAAAAAAACCGCCTGAACTTCAAAACAGGCGGTCCAAACCAAAAAGACCAATGAAAACTGACTGAGTAAAAAATAAGATAAATATTTTATTTTTGCAACTTAAAACGGCAAATTGTCATCATTGCTTTGTGAAATAACTTCAACTTCGACCGATTGCGCTTTAGGCCCGCCGTTTATTTTTCTGCAATAAGAAGCAATAATATCTGTGTAATATTTGCCTTCATGCTCGCGGTATTCTATTTTACCTTCAATAAAAAGCATATCGCCTTTTTCAAGTTTTGTATTATTCCAATAACTTATTTGGTGCCATTGGGTTTTTTCTTGCCATTCGCCGTTTTTGTCTTTGCTACTTTCAGATGTTGCAAAACTAAACTTAGTTAGCGTTTTTTCGCCAAATGTTTTTACTTCGGGTTCTTTGCCAATTCTACCGATTAGCGTAACGCGGTTTACCATCGTATTTTGTTTTAAGTGTTAAAGAATGATTATTAGGCTTAAATTTACCCCGTGACCAGATTTCAAAGTCATCGAAAAAAAATGTTTTTACATCGCCTAATTTATAAAATCTATTTTCGCGCGTGCAAATGGCTTTATAATTACCTTGCGGCATTTGTTCAACTATTAGCCATTCATCGCCGTATAACTTATCGTGAAAAAATCTGTAAATCATAGCGCCAAAGTTCATATTTTTCAATGACACTTATAAGTATTTGAGCATATTTTTTTTCGGTTGCATATCCGCATTTTTTTAAACCGTGCGCCCAGCTTTTATAATCAGTTCTTTTGAGCTTTGTTAAATGCCTATAATGCTTAGATGTTAGCAGCTTCGAATGGTCGCGATATGACCACCACGCGGATTTATACACTTGAAATTTATCGCGCGGCGTATCATCTGCATAAATCGCATATTTGCCCCTACCGCGATACTTTACGCCAAAGTGATTATTATGTTTAACGGCTAAACTTGAACGCCCTGCATTCGATTCTATAATGCCCTGTGCCAGCGTTATGCTTACAGGTATGTTATAAAGTTTCGCTTCTTGCTTTGCAGTCTTTAAAAAGCGGTTTATATAACGCTCAATGTGATTTTGTTTTGGCTGTTTTTTTAGTGCCGGGAATGTTGCCGCTGATAATAGCAGCGCTGTTAAAATTAAGATTGCTGTTTTCATTGTGTGTTGTTTAAAAGTTGTTCGTTTAGCTGTTTGATTGTTTCTTTAAATCCAAATGGAAAGCAAGTATATTCCCAAAGATAGAACTTACATTGTTCATCTGTCCAGTCGGGTTTAAAATGTTTTACACAATCGATGTAATGCATTTTGTTTGCCTGTTCAATAGTTAGTTCTGTCATATCATTTGTATTCAATTGTTACATTATACCCTAAATGCTCTAAAATCTGCCTAACAATGCTTTCGGTATCTGTATTATGACATATAAGTTCAACCCCGTTAACCGTTGTTATTGTGCCGTAATTATAGCAGCACCCATCCCCGCAGGTGCTGTCATAATCTTCTAATGTGATGTTAAGGTTTTTTGTAGGTTTCATTGTAGTATTTTTCTGCATAATCAAATGGTGGTATTGCTTGCCCATAGTCATATGCCTCCATTATCTGCTGCTTTTCAAGTTCTTTGGCTAACTTTAACCTATCCTGCACTAAGTTTTCATCGGGATATTCGATATATCCAAGATGCACATGGTCTTGGAAAAATATTTCTACTGCTGTCATTTCCGTTCGTTTTTATATACTGCATTATAATAAACTTCACCCATATTTGATTTGTAGTTCCATTCTACCGCTGCAATTATCTGCTGCTTTTCCATTTCTTTGGCCTGTTGAAATTTAGCGTGCAATTCAATAGATACACCAAATGGAATATATTTACCTAAATCGGGTATGTTTTCAATTAACCATTCTACTGCTGTCATAATTTATCTTTTTTATAGGTTTCTGAATAGTATTGTTCGCCTTCTCTTTCATCTTCAAACCAAGAGTCTTTTGCATCTATTATCTGCTGTTTTTCCATTTCGATGGCTTGTTCAAAAATTTCAAATAAATTATTCCTCATATATTCTTCTGTAAATAATTCATTTTGTAACCATTCTACTGCTGTCATTTTAAGGGTTTTATACTTGTTATCGAATCATTGTGTATCATTATTTTCAAAGTATCAGCACCGTTATATTTTATCATTTCGGGTGCTTTGTATTCGCGGCTGCAATCTATTAAACTATAACAGGCAGCAGCCAAAACAATAAATATTATTACATCCTTAATCATAATACTGGCATCTTAAATTTTCATAATATGATTCTGCTTGCGCTTCGTGGTATGCTTCTAATTCTGCATCGTAAGCATCTTGTAAGGCTTCATCTAAAAGTTCTTCAATATGCGATTCAGATGTATTTAAAAACATAGCTAATTCATCATTATCAATAAATTCTTTATCATCTATGTGTGTGCTGATAATCTCAAACCAGGCACCACAATCGGGTTCTAATGGTGCGCCCCAACGGTCACGGCTGCCGCGTTCAGGTTCGTTATAAATACCTACTACTGTAATAGTAAAACCATCGTAATTAAATTGTGCTGTCGTTTTCATTTTAGAAGTTTTTAAAGTTAATAATTTCATTTAATACATCATAATAATACTGTACTACTTCGGTTGTTTTTTCATCAGTCAAATCGTGTACTAATAAATCAGATACAACGCAATCGCCTAATTCATCAGCAACCATTAAACAGATATTTATAGTGTGCAGTTTTTCAACATCTGTCATTTGTTGCCAGCGCCCAAAACTATAACGCTCTATTAGTTCAGCTGCTTTATCTTTTGGTGTCATTCAGAAGTTAATAATCTGTTTGTTAATGTTTGTATCTGTTCTATTTCTTCGTAGGTAATCTCAAAACGTTCGATAATAGATTTTATATCTTGCATATCATTATCGGCTAATGCTATGTAAAGATTTAAAAGCATTTCAGATATTTCTTTTGAAGTGTACGCCTGAATAATTAAGCGGTTGTAGATTTTAAGTGTTTTCATAATTTGAAGTTTTTTGTTGTGTTATAAATCAATTGTGATACAAAATTACAACCCTTTTTTAATTATGCAAACTTTTTTATAAAAATTTTTATAAATTTTTTAAATTTATTGAAACGCAGCGCCCCGACATACCAGCGGCAAAACGCGTATTACTTCGCCGTGATGCGCCTTTGAGCCTTAAAAGAATAGTATTCCATGATATTTGCCATGGCGTATTATTTAAAACTTTTTTTACAAAAACCGAATTATTTAGAATCAATAGGTCATCGCCAATAACGCGAATACCTAAACGCATTAACCGTTCGTTTGCTTCAGCCTGCGATGGTTTAACTGATGGCTGATAATTGTGGGCGCATTCGACAAGTTCGCCAACGGTTTTTGTTCCTATATAATTTTCGGCTTCTATTCGTATTTCTTGCGATAATATCTGCTGCAAACATCTTTGTTCATCGGTCAAATCTTCTTTGTCTTCTTCATAGTTGCGCATGTCTAAAATAGTAGCCGCTTCTTCAAGTGCTATTTCGGGCGTAACAGGGTCATCGTGCAGCGTATGCCACCAACCGCCCATAAGCGC